GCGTCGGGCAGACTTCAACCGCGAACCCTAGCCCAACAGATCCATCAGGTCGTCCGCTTCCGAGTCCATGAGGGACGACGTGATACTGTGCGGCTCCGTCTGATCCTGGGAAACCGCCGCCATCAGTGCGAGCATCAAGGGTTCCGGCAACTTCTTGCCCCGTTTCTCGGCTCGGCGGAGAATCCCGGCGCACGCCGTCGAACTCAAGAAGTATTGCTGCGGGATCGAACCCCTCACGAGCACTTGCGACAACGAAGATACGACGGCGTCGTTGGGCCAAGCCGAACCATTGGGCATCGCCGATCCGCCAGCCGACTGCCCTCTGGGGTCCAACAGCAGCACCCGCGTCCGGCCACTTAGCGCGGTGCTGACCGGCCTTTTTGTCCCATGTCCAGTAGGCAGAGGACCGTGCTGGTCCAGGTCGTGGGCCAGGCTCAAGAGCGTCGTCATCCCCGGCAAGTCCGGCGAGGAAACAGCCGAAGGCGTTATCATGGGAGGACTGGAGTCCGGGGACGTTCTCAAATATGACAATACAAGGCTCCTTGCCCTCGGCAGCACGACGTTCGTCAATCGCATTCGCCAGTTGAATAAACGCGAGCGCGAGATTGCCTCGCGCGTCGTCAAGGCCGCGCCGAAGACCCGCGATAGAGAACGACTGGCACGGGGTTCCTCCGCACAGAACGTCAGGCGCCTCGGCTTCACCCGAGCGAACCATCTCTGCGACACGGGTCATGTCGCCCCAGTTGGTGATCCGACCACCCCATTTCAGACGCGAGATTGCCTTCTCTGTCCCGTTGAGCGGGAAGACGGGCGCCGTCGCACCGAGCCGATGGGAGAGAACCTGCGACGCAGCCACGTCGACCTCTGCCAACCACGCGGCCTCCCAACCAAGGGGCGCGAACGCAATAGAGGCGGCTTCGATGCCACTGCAAACACTGCCGAAACGCATCACCAGCCCGCCTTTTCATGGTGGACTCGGTGACAGTTGGGGCACAAAATCTTCGCGTTTTCGATTGTGTTGAGACCGCCCTTAGACCTGTGGACAATATGATGCGCGTCACATCGCCCTTTGTCCCAACCGCATTCCGAGCATTTATTACCGAAACGGCGCAGCGCCGCTTCAGTGAATGCCTTTTTGCTTCTGAAAACCTCGGTGTCGCCCTTGGTTTGATACGATAAACCTTTGTTCCAAGGCGTGTGTCCCCGCTTCCTCGGATAAGAACGATAGCAGCCGCATGAGCGCGTCTTCTTGTTCACGAGATGGCTGGAACGCACAACCTTGGTCCCGCCACAATCGCAGCGACATTCCCATAGAAGCGACCCGGTTTCATGTTTGCCGACGCAACGAAGTGCAACGAGTCGATCGAAACGTTCTCCGGTAATATCGCGAGGCGCGGCCTTACAGGTCACGCCTGGGGGCAAAAAGTCGTAGCGGGCAGATGTTGGCAAGGGCGGTCTCCGATAAGGAGTCCACCCTAGCCGCACCGCTCTTGCTTGTCACTATTTTTGAGACGAATGTCTCTATTTATATCGGCCGCTTGAGATCCGTGATGCGGATGACCTCGCCGCCCGTTGCAGCGTAGCCGTCAGCCTTCTTGTGCACCTTCACGGTTGCGCCGGGCTCGCCGCGGACCTCGATCAGGTCGAACGAAAACCCGTCGCGCTCGATTAGCGCCAGGGTGACCACGTCGCCAACGTCCGCGACCATCACGTCGAACGCCGCCTGCTTCTCGGCCGGGATCGACTTGACCTCAAACTCATAGCGGCGGCCGCGCAAGTTCGCCTGAATGTCAGCGCGGCGACTATCGGGCATGGCCGCGACCCAGCCGTTGAGCTTCAGCATACCCGCCACGATGTCCGCAGCAGGGTTTTCCTGAGACGAGCGAGAGACTTTCGGCGTCAGCGTCGGATCGTAGCCCGACATCAGCCAGGCGACCGACACGTCGAGGATTTCAGCAAGCTGTTCTCGCCGCTCGGACCTGGGCTCCACTTCGCCGATGACCCAGCGCCGCACGCCCTCGCGCGTAACCTCGATGCCGTAGCGTGTCTTGAACTCGCGGACCAACCAGGCGTACTGCCCGCGGCCGTTCGGCGCCCGGGGGTGAATGTCGAGAGCCCTCTGGATACGGGCGGCGAGTTCAGGATGACGGACTGCGCCCGCACTCTGGCCCGCGTCACCCGGAGCAGCAGCGGTTTGATTCGCAGCCATTGAAAAATCATCCTCCGATTGAGACAAGTGTCAACTAACATGCGATTGATGTCTCACTTAGCGTGACCGCGCAAGAGGAAATAATAGTTATCGTCGATTATTTTTTCATAAGGCCGCCTTATCGCCGCAGCAGGTCGGGAATGGCTTGGCGGCGAACCTGGCGCACGATCTCCTCTGGATCGCTGCCGAGAACGTAGATTCCGCCGGCCTTTCGCCAGGCGATTTCGCACTTTTCCTGCTGGTCACGCTGGCGGCCGCGAGCCGATTTCGTCTCGATCATCAGCGGATACCCCGCATGGGCGCCGATGCCGTCGCCTGACCCAACCAAGCCGAACTGCACTGGGCGAGCATTTCGCAGGATCACCATGCCCGGCTCCATGATCAGTGTCCGGCCCGGGATGACCCTGACAGGCTCGCCCTGCCAGGCCTGGCCGGTGTTGTTGCGCCAGACGAAGGTTTCCGGCAGCGCCGAGAGGGCTTCCAGCGTGTCGTTGAGAATGGACTTCTCAGATGCGCTCATCGGCGGAACCCTCGATAGTTCGTCTTCATCTGCATTTGCACCTGCGCCCAGCCTTGCGGGTTCGCGTAACCGCGCTGCCTCGCCAGGGCCTCGAAGTCGCCGAACGACTGACAGGCCTGCTTCTCGGCCTTCTCGCGCAACTGTTTGGCGCGCTTCAGGCCCTCGCGCTCCAGCTTCACCAGTTCGCCTTCTCGCTGCTCGATCTCCCGCGGCGTCGGGGTGGCCGATGCGCCGCAGCCGGGGCACTGTCGCAGCACGGCCTTGTAGATACGGTAGCAGTCCAGGCATTGCCGCACGGGATCGGCGTCGGCGTTGCAGGCGCCTCGAGCGCGTTTGGCGCGGCCGGTCAGCGACCACTCATAATCTTCATCCGGCAGCCCGTGGGTGATGGCGTTGCCGGCATGGTCGGCGATCACGCCGAACGGCTTCGGCCCGGCTGCGATGGCGGCGCGTCGCCCGGCGTCCGAGGCGAGATCCCCGCCGGGGCCGTAGATCACGCGAAGCGCGCGGCCGACCTTCTGGCGGAACTTCACCAGCGATCGCGTCGGCGCGCCGTCTCCGACATAGACGATGCCGGGGACATCGTAGCCTTCGTCGAACAGGGCGACGTTGGTCATGATGTCGAGTTCGCCGCGACGGAACGCGCGGTCGATGTCCTCGCGGTCATCGCTGTCGGAATCAACGTGCGCCGCCCGCACGCCCCAGTCACGGAACCCCTGGGCCAGGTTACGGCTATGCTGACGATTGACGCCGAACACGATGCCCTGCTCCCCCTTCGCCAGTCGCAGGTAGTGGTCCACCATGTTGCCGATCAGCACGGGCTTATCCATCGCCTCGGCGAGCGATTCCCGCTGGTAGTCGCTGCCGCTGATCGGCACCCCCGTCAGATCCGGGACGTCCGGTCCGTAATATTCGAAGGGCGACAGGAAACCGCGCGCGATCAGATCGGCGACCGTAGGCCCCATGATCATCACGTCGAAATGCTCGATGAGCCCGCGACCGTCCAGGCGCTGCGGCGTGGCCGTCAGCCCCAGCACGAACGCCTCGGGATTGGCGTCCATCAGCTTCGCCCAGGTGCCGGCGACCGCATGGTGAGCTTCGTCGACGATGATCAGGTTCGGCGGCAGAACCGCGTCCAGGCGATTGACCAGTGTCTGAACGCCGGCCAGCAGCGTGCCGGCCGTCGGGTCGAACGGACGCTTGGCCGCGACGAAACTGTGCGGCAGGCCCATCGCATTGAAGGAATCGCTGGTCTGGTCGATCAGCTCCTTGCGGTGGACCCAGAAGTGCGAGGTGTACGCCTCAGCGCGGCTCGCCAACAGCGCCTGACCCGCCAGTACGGTCTTGCCGCCGCCGGTCGGCAGCACCACCAGCACCCGCCTATAACCCGCCCGGAACAGCGCGGCGGCCCGCTGCAGGATGTCGAGCTGGTAGTCGCGCAGGATCGTGTGCGAAAGATGCGCGGGCTCGAGCGGCGCCGCGAAGCTCATGTATTGCGGCAGGTCCGTCGCCAAGGCCATCAACCGGGCCTGGGTGTAGGTCAGCCTCATGCGGCCGTGGCCCACATGCCCAGGACGTAGCTTCGGTTCACCTTGGTCAGGCGAATGGGCTTCACGACTTCCGGGCGCTCGGCGTAGCCGATGTCCATCAGGATCTCGCGCGTCACCGCGACGTACCGCTCGTAGTCGATGTCGTCCGGCAGGTCGTCGGGCAACGTCATGCAAGGCGCTGCGCCCTCGGTCTTCGGAACCATCGGGTGATTGCCGGTCTTCGCGTGCGCCTTGGCCTTGAATATCGGGTCGCCGTCGGTCGACCAGTAATAGCGGACCACCTTGCCGAGATAGTCGCCTCGCCAGGTCGCGCCGCCGTCGGCCTTGATGACCGTGACGAACTGCCGGATGTCCGTGCAGCCGTAGATGGTGTCTTCGATCGGCGTGCCGTGCTTGATCAGGGCCAGGGCGGCGTCCGAGCAGATCGTCGCCTGGGGGTTCTTCATCAGTTGGCCCCGAGGGTCGAAGTCGTCGGGATGCGGCGACCATGGGTTAGCGATGGGGCCTTTGCGTTTGTGTCCGCCGTCCTTTTTCAACGCAAAATAGGAGTTCACAGACTGATTGTAGATCGCCTCGTACTCAACGAACTCAAGATCGAAGCCGGTGTCGATCTCCCATTGGCTCGTCAGGTCGGCGAGGAACGAGGGGTTGAGTCGGATACCGTCCACGCCGTCGAAGTGCTCACGAGGGCAGCGGAAAACGACGCCATCGGTGTTGGCGCTGACGACCTGAATGCCTGCGCGCTCGGCCCGTTCGATCAGCATCAGAAGGGCAAGCTGGCCGGTCAGCGTTGTCGCGATCAGCAGATGCGGCGCGAAGACGAAGGAATAGCGGTTGCCCAGTGACCCGAAAGTGCCATTGGTGGCGATCTTGAGGCCCTTGTCGCGAGCCTTATCCTTGGCGCTCTTGGCGACCAGTCGATCCTCACGGATGCCGTTGAAGATCGGCAGGAAGTCCTTGCCGATTGAGGGCGGGAACATGCCCAGGGTGAGGATGATCGCCGGGTAATATCCCGCGCAGTCTGCGTCCAGGAGGACGTGTTCCTCGTCGCTATGGACAGCCCGGTTGCTCTCGGTGGAATGGAGCCCGCCGATACCCATGGCGTAGGTCGTTTCCCCAATCACCACGGGCGTATCGGCTAGGAAGGAAGGAAGGTCCACCTTGCCGTCATCCTTGACCACGAACTCGTGCTCGCGGACACGCTCAAGCATTTCCCGCAGGATGGGCGTCTCGAACTGCATGTAGGTCGGCGGCTTGTACCGGAACGCGGTTCCGGGCTTCACAGGCACTTTCTCAATCCGGCGCCTCAACAGGCGCTCGGCGCGGTTCTTGATGATGGCGAGGCCCATCTGCGTGTCAGACTTAGAACGCAGGTCTACACCCAGGTCGGCGCCGATGACCTGACGCATCTCCAGCGGCTCTCGCATGGCGTTGAAAAGCGCCTCGGTCGCCGCGAGATCGTTGATGCAGTACGCAGTGACCTGGTCCATCTCATCGTGTGTGAGGACGCGGTCAGGGTCGTATGGCAGGTCTTGCAGGGTGCGGCCGTGCATCCGGCCGTTCAGCACCTTCAGACTGGCGAACGGGTTGGGTTGAGGTTCGATAAGGTCCAGATGGTCCAGGTCACGCGGAATCTTGATGCCGAGAAGGTCTTCGACATCCCAGTATTTCACCCGTCCGTTGATGATCCTATCCGCCGCAGACTTCAGTTGCCGCGTGGTCGCGCCCTTGATGGCATAGAAGATCAGCGGAACGTCGAACGCCATCCCGTTGAAAGTTATGATCGTATTCGCCTTGAGGATTTTCTTGAGCCGAGGGATGTCGATTTGCGAACGGTCGCTCATCTCCATTGTGAAGACACGCCCGTCCGACAACCGCTTGAACGCGATCAGGAATAGGTTGGGATAAACCTCGATGTCGCAGACCAGGAGGCTCATGCTGCCGCCAACAGAAGCAGTTGCATGGCTGTCGGGAGTTCCGCCTTGCGCTCTTGGCGCCAGACGAACCCTTTGTAGGTCTTCTTCCAGCCGTGGCAGACCGAGTAGATGACCTGTCGCTTGAAGTCCGGGTGAGCCGCGACGATTTCGTCCATGCTCGACCAGCGTCGGACGAGCCTTCCGTCCCGGTCGTACTGAAGGAAATCGTAGACGCGCTTTATTTCAGCGACCTTCGCGCCCATCTCGGCGCGCTTTTCAGGGTTGCCCTGCCAAAACTCCCGCGACCTCTCGCCCAGGGTACGGCGCCAGTCGTCCCCATAGCGATGCGCTCTGGATCGACGGTTAGCCGACATCGCCGCCCGCTGCTCGTCCGTCCAGTGGTTGCCGTAGTTCGGGTTCAGTGGACCGGAAACCTGAGCCGAGATGAGGGCGCGAGTTTCCTCATGGACGATCATCTTGGTCCGACTATCTCGACGCAGATTGTACCCGAATGGCCGTTCGCAGGTCCGCAGTTCGTCCATCCAATGCAGTTCGCGTTCGGCGATCAAGTCTTCATCTATCTTGTCGAATGCTTCTACGATCCAGGTCTCAAACTGGTCCCACCCGTACTTCTGCACGGCGTTCCAAAGGTGTCTGTTGCACTTCTTCTGGTCGAAAATCAGCTGAGTCAGATTGTATTTGTGCTGCGCCAGGCGTGCTTCGACATTCACCGATTTGCCGATATATCGCTTCCCGCTTGGGACGTGCATGATGCAATAGACGCCGATAGTCATCAGTCGCCCTTCGTCGCGCCCCAGCCGTCACCGGCCACGCGGGAGGTCTTGGACCGCTCAATCGGCATCCCGACGCTCTCGCGATAGGCGCGGAAGCGCGCCGAGGCGGCAGCGTTCTTCTGACGCTGCTCCTCCTGCCAACGGGGGTCTGCGGCGCGCGCGGCGCAGGCTTGCGGAGAGTCGCTCATACCAGCAGATCGACCGCCGAGGTGGACGCGACAGCCTGCAGAGGCGCGGCGCGGACCGCCGAAACCTTCGTCAGCGCCTGCCAGTAGTGCGAGACCCACTGCGCCTGAAACAGCGCGTCGTCGAGCGCCTGGTGGTGGGTGCCCTGACGCTCTCCGGGGTAATCAGTAACGAGACGACCCAGTTCCTGAATCGTCCGGCAGTCGCGCACATTCCAGAACTTCCACGGCGCCGGCTTGTCGGTGATCCTGGCGAACGCATAGTCGAGGATGCTGATGTCGAACGACGCTCCGTTGCCCCACGGCTTGATGTCCAGTCCGCCTTGCGCGAGCCAGCCGCGGAACTTCCCGAAGGCCTCCGCCGACGTGTCGCGGCCAGCAGTGGCGGCGCGCCGCGCTTCGTCGCTCTGCCCCATCCACCATTTGATCGTGTCGCCGTTCGGCCGCCCCCAACGACAGGCGTCGCCCATGTCGATCCCGGCGTAGAACTTCGGGCCGATTTCTCCGGTCGACGGCTCAAAGAACACGGCCCCGATGGCGAGCACCGGCGCGTTCACCGCTGTACCCAGGGTCTCGAGGTCGATCATCACATGCTGCATTTTCGTCTCCCAGGTATTCGGGTGGACCGTCACAGCGCCAGCCCGTCCTCACGGATAGGGCCGCCCGATGCGGGCGTCTGACGACACCATGACGGTCCGCCGGAACACCCGGCCGCCGAAGCGGCCGAGCATCCGCGGGCTTAGATGCCCAGGTCGAACTCGTCGGATTTCGCCGACGTCTCCGACGCGCTGATCTCGTCCAGCCCGTCGTCACCGAAGTCCTCGAACTCATCCATGTCCGACTCGTCGAAGACGTAGCCGCCAGCCATGCGTTCGCCTTCCTGGTGCGAGCGAACGACTTCCGCCGTCGCGAAGACGCCGCGCGAGCCCTTATCCGTCCCATAAAACGAGACAATCACGTCAGCGCGGGTGCCGGAATAGAAGATGTCGAGGATCTGGCCCTCTTCGAACACCCGGCCGTCCTTGATCTCGGCGGCGTCCGCCTGCTCGCGCAGCTTGCGCTTGTAGCGGTCCAGCAGCTTCGGGCGACGCTCGCCGCCGCCAGGGCCGGACACGGCGAACGCGTGGTGGCCTTCGTAGCCGGCGTAAATCTGGCCTTCCTTGTTCTTGAAGCGCTCGCCCTTCTTGAACGTGACCCGCTTCGGATTGTCCTCGGCGATCTTGCGGTAGGCGTCCGGGTCCTTCCACTGCTTCTCGCCGGCCGCCTTCAGGGCGATGCCGATGCGGCGCAGGTTCTCTTCGGTGTGCGGCGTTCCCGACGGCACGATGATGTTGAAGTTGTGCTTCTCCTTCGTACCCGGTTCGGCGTTGCGCGGCAGGCGCTTCTCCTTGATGCCGTCGGTGAACGACAGGATTACGCCCTTGAGCGTTTGGGTACGGGGATCTTTGTCCTGCGTGGACATGGTCGACTCTCCTTGGTCAGTTCAGGTCTTCGAACTCGTCAATCGCCTTGGCGAGGTAGGACAGGCTCAGGCGCCGGTCCTTCAGCGGCGCCAGCACCGGCTTGCCGGGCGGACGCACGATGATCTTGTTCAGTTCGGCCCAGGCGGCAGGATCGCCGTCGCGCCCGCGCGCCGGACGCAGCAGCGCCTCGGCCTGGGCCGGCGATTTCAGCTGCCGGGTGAAAGCGTCGTCTCCGAGCGCGGCGACCAGGATCTCCTGCGCCTTCGCCTCGTCGCGGTATTCGCGGTTGCCGGCCTTGCCGGGCACCGCCTTGGCGCCGGGATCAGGGTTACCCGCGACCGCCGCGTCAGTGGCCTGCCTGACGATCTGATCCAGCCACTTCTTCGCCTGCGGCGCGATCTGGCAGATCTCCCAGCGCCGCTCGGGCGTCAGGAGGTCCGGGTCAGACGCGTCGTCGAGCAGCGCCTCCATGTGGGCGTTCCAGGCCGAGCAACCCCGGACGCTGCGCTTCACGTCGCACCACTGGCAGCCGGCGGGCGACACGACCAGCGGCGCATCCGGCTCGTTGACGCGGGCCGCAGCGATACGGACCTCCTGGCCGAACTGTTCCAGTTCCTCGACCGTGACGGACCACAGCTTCTGCCCGCCGTTGCGCGGCTGGTCGATCACCAGGACGATCTTGTCGATCTTGTCCCACAAGTCATAGTAGTCCAGCACGCCGAGGGCATATATCCTGAGTTGCAGAGTGTCCTGCGCTTCAACCGGCACGAACCCGAACTTCAGGTCGTTGATGATCAGCGTGCGGGAACCCAGGTGGATGATGCCGCAGTCCAGCGTGCCGAAGCCGTCGGGAATCCAGCGCCCGAGATCGACGCGATGCTCGATCACGCGATTGCCCGGCTGCTGGCGTATCCAGTCGATGCCCGGCTGCAGGAACGCGGCCATCTCCTCAGTGCATTCGTAGCGGGCGCCGCGGATGGTGATCGCCTGCCCCACGAAGTCCCAGGCGTCCATGCCCAGCGACAGGGCGTCGGAACGGAAATGATGCGCGGCGGTGCCTTCGTCAGCGGGCGGGTTCGGTGCGTTGGGGTCAATCTCTCCGCTGGCGACCATCTTTTCGATGAGGGCGACCGAGCCGAGGCAAACGAACCAGCGCTCCGCCGCCGACGGGCCGATGCGTGCGTGCTTCATCATGCAAAATCGAAGCCTTCCAGCTTGTCGATCTGCCGTTGCAGGTCCTCGATCCGCTGGCGACGGCGCTTCTCGGCGTCGGCCACGGCCGCTTCGCGTGTGTGGAAGGCGTCGATGTCGAACTTGAAGAAATCCCAGCCCGCGCCGCCGCGACGCACGCACGTCCCGTTGCCCTGATCCGTGACCTTGGTCTCGAAGACCTGGCCGGTCGTCATGGCGTACTTCGTCGTGAAGACTGTGATCGTGGGCTTGGTGGACATGGTACTCAATCTCGAGGCGTTCAGGTGGACCGACGACGCGGGGTTGCCGTGCGCGAGGCGGGGGGATCTCGCTCCCTGCACCGCCGGTCCGCCAGAACGCCCCCAGCAGAAGCCAGGGGCGCGGGCGATCAGACGCCCAGGTCCAGCGGGTCCTCGGCCCCGGCCGGCTTCGTGAGGTCGCCGGCCGCGATCAGCCGGGTCATGGCGCTCTCGATCGCCGGGTAGAGTTCGGGCTTAACGTCCTCGAGCTTCGTGGCGGCGACCTTCGGGTTCGCCAGCAGTTCGCGCACCTTCGCCTTGCGGGCCTCGCGCTCTTCCTCGCGCTCACTGCCGCCCAGGAAATCGGCGACCGACTTCTTCATCTTCAGGAACTCGGGCGTCGGCTCGCCGGCGGCAGGAGCGACCGCCTTGGCTTCGGCCTTCGGCTCGGCCTTCGGCTCGGCGGCGGGCTCATCGGCCTTGGCTGCGGCGGCCTTCTTCGCGGCGCCCGGCTTGGCGGCAGCCGTGACCTGCTCGATGGCGTCGGCGCGCAGGGAATGCAGTTTGGTGGTGATGTCGGTCAGGGCGACGACGGCTTCAGTCAGGGCCGCGATATTGGCTTCCAGGCTCATGGTAGTCCTTTGGGGAAAGGTGGTGGGCGTGGATCGCCCCGGCCTCCCTAAGATGCTCGGCTCAGAATGTTTGTCAACCTAAAAGGGACAATCGTCTCGTTCTATTTGACGAAACTCGGCTCTCCGCTTACGGTGGCTTCATCCAGTGAGAGGTTCCCCATGACCGAAGCCACGAGTTTGGCGTCCTACGAAACGCCGCTCTACAAGCTGCTCGTCCAGCGCCTGCCCGACTTTCTCGACCGCGGTCGGCTGAACGTCCCAGCCCTCGCAGCCGCGCTGGAAGTGTCCCGCGCAGCCGTCTACCGCTGGCTGAAGAAGAACCGTCTTCCCAGTCGCGCCGCGCGGGCGCTCATCGACAACTCCAGCGGAAGCCTGTCGACCGAAGATCTGATCAGTTTCGTCATCGCTGACGCCTAAGTCGGGAGCCTGTGCCCGACATGGGGAATCTACCGTCCGAAGCCGAGATGCTGGACGCCGCCCGCCCTCTGATCGAGGCGGGTGTCGCTGTCCACTGGCTGCATCCTCGCACCAAACGCCCAGTCGGCGAGAAGTGGGCCGACAAACCCGTTCATACGATGGAGTCCCTCGCCGCAGCATATCAGCGCGGCTACAATCTGGGGGTCCGCCCCGGAGCGGTGAGCGCCGTCGCCGGCGGCTACCTGCACCTGGTCGACCTAGACATCCGCAAGCCCGAAGCCGCGGCGGCCGCGTGGGACGCGCTGATCGCCATGTGGCCGGATGCGCGCCTGGCGCCCACTGTCCGTTCGGGCAGCGGCGGCGAGAGTCGCCACCTCTATCTGATCACCACCAAGCCCTTCCGCACCCGCAAGCTGGCGAAGTCGGAAGGCTGGGAGATGGTCTACGACAGCGAGCTTGAGCGGAACGTCCGCAAGCACGACTGGGAAATCGAGTTCTTCGGCACCGCCAAACAGGCCGTGCTGCCGCCGTCGATCCACGACAAAACCGGCCTGCCCTACGTCTGGGAGCGCCCGCTCGACTTCGGCGATCTGCTGGGCATCGCGCCCGTGGTCGCGCCCGAGACAGTCGCCTCCTGGGGCGCATCCAGCGACGACCTGAACCTCGGTGACGACGACGATGACCTGATGGCCCTCTACCGGGCCGAGCCGATGGGTCTGTCGGAGAACGAAATCGCCGCCACGCTGGCCGACCTGCCCGAGGACTGGGTCGAGGACCGGGACCACTGGTATCAGGTCGGCATGGCGCTGCACCACGAATACCGCGGCGCCGACAACGGCTTCACCCGCTGGTGCGAGTGGTCCAAGCAGTCCGAGAAGTTCGACCTGAAGGACAGCAAAGCCGTCTGGCGCTCCTTCGGCAAGAACGCAGCATCGACGCGCAACCCGATTCGGATGGCGAGCCTGATCCAGGCGGCATCCAACCATCGCCTCGCCCAGGGTCACGCCCTGCTGGAAGAGGTGTCGACCGCCGAACCCGTCGAGATCGACCTGCTGGCGCCGACCGACGATGTGGCGGACCTGCTGGACGTGTTCTCGCAGCCTGAGCGCGCGGCTGTCCCGGCGCCGGCCTCTGGTTCGGGCGTCGTCGAATACGACCCCGACTGGTTCCAGTATCTGCAGCGCAACGAGGACGGCGGCATCAAGCCGACGGTCCACAACGTCGAGCTGATCATCCGCAACGACAAGCGGCTGCGCGGCGTCATCGGCTACAACGAGTTCTCGCAGCTGCTGGTCCAGCGCGCCGAGCCCAAGCGCTTCGCGCTACGCAAGGAATCGCCCAAGCCGATCCGCCAGTTGGAGGGCGCCATGTGGCGCGTGTCCGAGGAGCGGCATCGCATCAACGGCAAGCGTTGGACTGACGTCCTGTCGACCGACATCCGCATCATCCTGGAAGCCCCGGAACGCCAGGGCGGCTACGGGCTGAAGACCAGCAAGCGGGATCTCGACGAGGCGATCGACAAGGTGGCGCGGCTGCACGCCTTCCACCCGATTCGGGACTACCTGAACAGCCTGACCTGGGACGGCAAGCACCGCGCGGCGACGCTCTTCGTCGACTACGTCGGCGCCGAGGGCAACGACTACCATCGCGAGGCTGCCCTGATGTGGCTTCTGGGCGCGGTCGTCCGCGTCTTTGAGCCGGGCCACAAGTTCGACTTCGTGCCGATTCTCGAAGGCGCGCAGGGCGTGCGCAAGTCTACCTTCTTCCGGGTCCTCGGTCGGCACTGGTTCGCCGAACTGGAGGGCGACTTCCACGACGCCAAGGGCATGGTCGAACGGATGCAGGGCGCCTGGATCATCGAACTGCCAGAGCTTCAGGGCTTCTCCCGAGCAGAGGTCCAGACCATCAAGGGCTTCATCAGCCGCCAGAGCGACATTGTCCGCCTCGCCTACGCCCGCCACCCGCAAGAGTTCGACCGGCAGTGTGTCATGGGCGGCTCGACCAACGATCGCGAGTATCTGCGCGACGCCACCGGCGCCCGACGGTTCTGGCCGGTCGAATGTCGCGTGGCGTCAATCGACACGTCGCGACTGTCGGCGGAGATCGACCAGATATGGGCCGAGGCGACCGCGATGTACCGCAAGATGCGGGCGGAGCAGCCGTACGGCACGCTGCCGCTGTTCATGAAGAGCCAGGTCGCCGTCGACTATGCCCGCGAGATCCAGGAGAGCCGGCGACAGATCGGCGCCGACGACGCGCTGGCCGCCCAGATCGAGGAATGGCTCGACTCACCCATCGGCTCGGAGGACGGGCTTACCCAGTTGCCGGGCGAGCCGGTGCGCTACCGCAACCGGACCTGCTACATGGAGATCTGGGAGGTGATGATGGGCCGCGATCGCCACGTTTACCCGGACCGCGAAGCACAAATGGTGGGCCGCGCGATGCGCAAGGTCAAAGGCTGGGTTTATGGCGGGCAGCACCGCTTCGCCCAGTACGGAAAACAGCGATGCTTTATTCGTGAGGGCTGGAACGGACTAGACTGAAAGTTCGATTTAAATCGCATTTCCACTTTGAGACCCGGCGGCTCGGCTTCCGGGTCTTTTTGCATCTAAATGCCACTTTTCGGAAAGTTCGATTTAAATCGCATTTGTGCCATCAGCATGGGTGGAACAGGTTTTCGGTTGTGGAACGGGCCTGTTCCTGAAAAACCCTTTAAAATCAATGCTGGAACGGGTGGACCCCCGGAACAGGGGGGTTCCTATACACTGTCGCGTGGGGGTGATTCACTGTCTACCAGTTGTAGTCCCTCTATACCCCTACCTCCTTCACTCTCATTCATTATACTACTGTTCCACCTGTTCCACTTGTTCTGAGGGTTAAAAGAATAGTGGTTACAAGGGGTTAGATGGAACTGGTTGTGGAACACCCCCGGAACAGGTTTGAAGTTGCATTTAAATCGAACTTTTCTGGTCAGCCGCCCTCCAAAAGTTGCATCTGAATGTCGTATAAGCTCAGGTTAGGTGCTACCGCCCCTTTTGGAATCGTTCGAAAACCGGGCTCCCCGCCCCTCCCGTCAAAGTTGTGCGCTGCGGAGAGGACCCAAAGCCTTGATTTCATTGCGTTTTCCGATCAGCAGCCGACGCTGTTACAGTAAAAGTTGCAATAGGATGTCGCTTTTAAATGCAACCTCGCGTCAGACGCGAGCCGTCGCCGCGCGCCCCTGCTATAACTTTTGCTTATGATGCGGTCCGCCGGCCGCGCCGAGACGCCGAGGCGTTGCTCGCAGGACGACGTTCGCCCTATAGTCGAGGCATGACACGCCGCGCCCTCGCCCTCGCCGCCGCCCTCGCCCTCGCCGCCTGCAGCGAGGCCCCGCCGCCTGACAAATACGCCGGATACAGCGAGACACAGCGCAGGATAGCCGAAAGCGTCGCGGGCGTTGAATATGGCAAAGCGCCAGCCGTGCGCGCGGCGTGGGAATACAGCGAAGAGTTGGACCCCATGACAGACAGGCCGCGTAGCTATGCCTGCGTGAGGTCTAGCAACCTGGTCCAGCAACCGGCGCCCTATGGGGCCGTCGCCGCGGAGCTATGCGTTAGAGATATGCCGAACGCGGGCCTAGACGTATACGTGAAGCTGCTAGGCGACGGGCAAATCCTTTGCCGTTCCTATGAGCAATGCAGCGTCCCCGTTCGGTTCGGCGACGGCCCCAGTCAATCACTGGGCGGCATTGGAGCGGGCGACGGCTCAACAAACATGGTTTTCTTCACGAATCCCCGGCGCGCCTTGACGGGGATCAAGGGCGCGGATGTCACGCGCGTGAGCCTAACGGTTTATCGCGCCGGGGATCAGGTCATAGAGTTCGCGACGACTGATCTATCTTGGCCTCGTGCATAAGAAAGGGCCGCCCTGATTAGGAGCGGCCCCGATAGGCGTCAGATTGTGGATTGCGGCTTACACGTCGCCGCGCCGCCCTGGCGCATAGGTCAACGGTTCCGGCGCTATGTCGTCCAGGCGCGCCAGGCCGCGCGCTAGCAGGTCCAGCACCTGGTCATATGGCAAGGCGCCCAGTTCGCGGCGCCGGACGTCAAAGGCGCGGTCTATCCGAGAAGGGTCCGGCCGCAAGCGAATGTCCCGCATATCGCCCAGAGTCGCGGCCTCATGCCAGGCCGCATAAGAGTCGCGCGCCGACGGCGGTCGCCGATTGTGCGCGCGGACGGGTACGGTTTTACCGTTGCGCCAGTCCAGGAAGGCTGTGATCAGGGCTTGCCGGATATCGGCGGCGCGTTCGGTGCGCGAAAGCATGGCGATAAGAAGGGCTTGCGTCTCATTCAAATGGTATTCGAAAGCGGGTCGACCGCGGCCGCCTGATTTTGCCCCATGGCGGGGCAAATTCCCATACCGTTGAAGTTCAAGAGCATTCCGCTCAATGATGTCGCGGATTTTGCGCGGCCGCTCAAATCGGAGCGCCTCCGCGACGTCCAGGTCATAAACGCGCGGCTCGCCGTCGACGGCGAGAATGTTGAAATGATAGGGCGACATTGTTTCGGTTCCTTTGGATTGAGAAACCGGCCGCCACGCTGCTAAACATGGTGACCGGACGACGCCGGGTTAGCAGACCGCCCCAAAGGTAGCGGCGAGCCTTGCGGCTCCCCAACGCCGTCCGGCCATAGAAAAACGCGCCAAAAGGGCGGTCCTATGGCGCGTTGTGGCGCCTTTGGTTTGAAACGGCTGCTAAACCGTATCAGCGGATTATGCCGCCGACGCTCAAACCATAGGCGCGACTCGGACTAAATGCAAGTCATTCGCATTTGTCAACTTAAACGGGACAATAGAGCGCAGACGCCCCAGAACAGCGCCAGCCATATCAGCGCATTGCGAAGCGACGCCACGAACGCCCGGCCTAGCGGTTCCTTTTCTTGGCCGTCCGCGTGTACCGCGAAGAGCGGCGCCACGGATGCGGCCGCCCGCCATTCAATAGGCCCGCCACGGAACGACACGGCGGCGCTTGCGAGCGTTGGAAAGAAGGCTGCCTCATTGTCGCCGCTCGCCCTGAAAACCGGCGGCGGAATGTCCAGCCCGGCAAGCGCCACGGCGTCCAGGATCTCGGCGCGGAACGCTGGTGAAACGTCTGTCATGGCGCGGCCTCATACACGGCGGCCGCGACGATGGACTCCAGGGCGAGCGGCAAGGGCGCCAGCTCGCGGCGGCGAGCCATGCCACGCAAGCCATGGGCGGCCTCTATCACCTCGAGGGCGTACCGCGCGGCGCCGTGCACCTTGTCGCGGTCTCGCGTTGAAGAGGGCGACTCTCGCACAATGGCGGCCGCGCGAAGGGCGTCCGGCGAGGCGTAACCCAGGGCCGCGGCAATGGCGTTCGCCAGCTTGGGAAGCGCGAGGCCGTTGGCATAAGCGCGGCCCAGTTCGCGAAGGGCGGAAACGTCTGTCATGGCCGCGCGCCCGCAATGATGTTGTGGCGGCCGTTTAGCAGATTGTCCGGCGCCCGGCGGCCCTCCGCTTCAAAGCGCTCGATTCGCTCACTGGCGCTGTTATAGGCGGCCGCCATTTGCGGGGTAACTATGGCGCCATTCCAAAGGCGCGCGCCCGGCGTGAGTCTGATCCCGCTCATGACAGATACACCTTCCCGTCGTCGCCCAGGTAAGGCGAGACTTCGCCCCATTCCGTGCGCCAGCCGCAAAGGTTGCTAAGGTCCGCGCCAATGGTTCCGCATCCCTCGCCCGCTTGTCCGGTAACCCACAACGACTCGGGCGTTTCGGCCTTCAAGTTGCGGCGGTCCCAGAAGCCGACACCGTGCCCGTTTCGCGTCATCCAAAAGTCATGTCCGGCGCGCTCTTCGGAATAGCCGGGCTGATCATAAGCGAGATTTAGCAGGGCCTCGGCGCGCGCCTGAAACGCCTCGCAATCGGCGATGATAGACGCCAGCGCGCAAGGCGCCAGGTCGCTAAAACCAAACGAGTCGTCGCCGACATAATGCGATTCCATGGTCGCCATGTCGAAAGCGACATTCGGCATATGGCGGGCGCCGTCGCTTTCCTCGCACAGATGTTCTTCGGACGTGAAAAACAGCGCCCGAATGTAACCTTGCGTGAAGGGGTCCAGGTGATCCCAGGCCGTGAACTCGGCGGGGTTTGGTTGCGAGCGGCGACCGTGAATCGCAACGGCGCCGGACGTATCAAGTTGGAATTGCGGCATATCTTGAGTCCTTTGTCTGATTTTTAGGGACAATTTAGGCATAGAAAACGGCAACGCCGGACGGGACGTCAACGGGGTGCATGTCGTGGCGAAGGTCTCGCGCGAAGGCGGCGTAATCGAAGTAACGCGAAACGGCTTCCGGCAAGTTCTCATGAGCGGAAAGCATTTCGTCCGCGGCTTCCTCCGCATAGTCTTTGAACGACGGGTAAATGCCACAAAAGTTATCGTCTAAAGCGCCGCGCGCCGCGTCGACTGTTCCGAAGTCTGCAACAATGGCGGCCATATCGACCGAGTCGATATGCGAATGCTCTTCGCACAGGGCGACATAATCGGCGACGGCCTGCAGTCCACAATATTCGCCGAACGTCGACGGCAAGCCCTCCGAGTCGTGTATCGCCCATTCCTCCGCGGACGGGACATTCTCGCCCGTTTCAGGGTCGCGGACCGTGACGTTCGGATAAGGCGAGGCGCGAAGCATCGCCGCCAGTTCCGTTTGCATGGCGTCGACGTCCGAACTGGCGTCAATCCAACGGCCGTGCAAAACGCCGTTATTGTAGCTAGCGAGGCAAGCGGCATAAATGCGAACAGTCATTTTCTCTCAATCCTTCAGTGTTTCAGGGCCAAACCGGCGACGGCGCGGCGGCGATTGCGAAGAGGGTGAAAACGGCCATGAAAACGGCCAACGCGAAGGCGTCGCGGGCTATGCGGCGAAGCATTGCGCGACTCCCGTTTCGACGGCGCGGCCGATAGCCGGGCGAACGTAAGGGCGGGTCTCGGCGACGGCCCAAACCGTTGCGGGCGCCACGTTGTCAGTGAGGAAGGCCGCCGCGTCGCCGCGCGTCAGAAACCGCTGCAGCGGCTGGCCGCGAAACCTAACGGGGTGAAACGCGCCGACGTTGTCCCGGGCGCGAACGGTCCAATGCGAAGAGTCGGGCGAGACCGGGACGACGACTAGGGCGACGGAACGGGCGAGAAAGCCCGGGCGAAGCGTTACAGTGAAATGAGACATGGCGGGACCTTTCGTCTGTTTAAAAGGGGCGATCACAGCGTGACGGAATGCGAGCGGTTGAAAGTCGAGACAGTGAGGCGACCGGCCCCGTCGCGGCATTCCTCGACGCGGACGCGATAGTTTTTCGTCGCCGCCCTGGCGCGCTGCAGCCAATCGTTCGCGCGCATTCCGTCGCGAATAGCCTTCGCGTCATAGTAGCTGGCGCGGCGCCCCATGACATGACCGCCCGCATCCAGCACCTCGAGCAATGCGCCGATCTTTGTTTGAGCCATTTCCGTGTCTCCCGATTGGCGCCGATCCGCGCCCGTTTCGATGATTGTTTGTCTCATTTAGTGAGACGCGCGTCCACCTGATTTTTCTTATAGCCGCGGCGCCGTCCCCAGGTTGCCGCCAGCTGGCGCCCATGGCGACCCGGCGCCACTGCAGCGCGCAACCGCCAGGAGTCGCTAATCCGCTGATTTTACAGGGTTTTCCGTGCCAACCAGGCGCCCTCGCACCGTGAACAGACCGTGAACTGACGCCGAATCCGTGCCGATCCGCGGCCGGCCGCCGGCGCCCCTGCCCCACCCCCTCGGAGAAACCCCGAGGAAATACGAGGACAGGGAAACCGCGCCCGCGAGGAAATACGATCCGTCTCTTTTATGTTGACAAGCGTCTCGCAGACTGCGCATCGTTTCAGGTAACGAGACCCACCCGACCACGGAGAAACTGAGTGAATACGACCACGGAGAAACGGCTGCAGGTTACCCTGGATGGCCCGGACGGCTGCGGGAAAACCATCGTTGGCGCCGCGATCGCCTACGCCCTGACGCAGCGTGGCGCGCAGGTGTCGTATCAGGACGAAGAAGGCTTGGGCCGCCCGTTAGTAGGTCCTTGGGCCGCTAGCCTGTCCCTTGAAGACTTCGTCGTGGACATCCGCACCGCCGGGGCGCCCGGTACGCCGCTCACCGTCGCCGACCGCTACGCCGACTCCGAGCCCACGGACGCAGAGCTGGCGGAAGCCGTGCGCGGGGCGTGCGCTGCCCTGAATGCGGCGATTAAAGCGGCCGAAGACGCAGGCCTCACCGTGGGGATCGACGTAGGCTCCGAAGTGGAGATCTGCGAACTATCGAGGCCACTATGATTGAGGCGTCGCAACTAGCCGCCGACGAAGTCCGGCCCGGCGACCGGGTTCAGATCCTCATCGAAGCCACCGTGGCCGAGACGATGTCAGACGGGCTGCTGGGCGCAGACTTCCTGACCAAGTTCGAGAAGCGGACCGGGATCACCCCGACCATCCGCCTGCTTGGGCGCGTCCTGCGTGTGGGCGACCAGGTCTCCACCGAATACGGCGTCGGAGAAATCCGCTTCATCGAGGCAGGCTGGGCGCTCGTTCGGCTGCCCGACGGCGCCTGCATCAGCGCGAAACTGGCCGACCTGGCAGCGGTCGAACAACCCCTGAGAGAAACACGATGACCACGAAGATCACAGGCGCCGACATCGCGCGCCTCTGCACCGAAATCCATGCCGATAACGTCGCCGCCGGATGGTGGAGCGACCTGAAGACCGGCGAGTCCATCCTCGCGACGCGCAACCGCCCGGAAATGCTGATGCTGGCCGTCAGCGAAGTCTCCGAGGCTGCTGATGGCGCCATGGGCGAGCCGGACGACAAGCTGCCGCACCTGCCCATGTATGACGTGGAACTGGGCGACTTCGTCATCCGGCAACTCGACCAGATCGGCGCCGAAGTGTCGCTGGGCGCACAGATGCCCGCGTTCGTCGGCCTGTCGAGGGAATACGGCATCGGCTGGCTGCGCCCCGCGTCCCGCAGCGAGCGCCTGATGGCGCTGGTCGGCTGCTGCGCCCGAGCCATGGAGCACTACCGCAAGGGTCGCGTGCAGCAGTACGTCGGCGCAATGGCCGAGGGCGTGGCGATCGCCTTCCGCATCGCCGAGATCGAGCACATCGACCTGCTGGACATCATCGCCCAGAAGCGCGTCTTCAACGCCACCCGCGCCGACCACAAGGTCGAGAACCGGGTCAAGGACGGCGGGAAGGCGTTCTGACCATGTCCCCCACCCACGCCGAGATCTTCGGAACCCCGACCTGCCCCTACTGCGACAAGGCGAAAGCCCTGCTCACGGAGCGCGGCATTCCGTTCACCTACCACGACGTCGACGCGTCCGAGGATGCCTTCGACAGCCTGTTCGCCTTGATCGGCGCCTGGAAGACCGTGCCGCAGATCTTCGTCAGCGGTGAGCATGTCTGCGGCTTCGACGACCTGAAGGAGATGTTGGGATGACCACCCCTCGCGTTACCGTGCCGGTTGAGCCCTACATGGGGTCGCCCGAAGTTTTGGCAGGAATGACCCAGGCTATTGTGAAGGCCGATGCTGAGTTCGGCCACGAGCTTTCGGCATATCGCTACCGGACCCTCGCCCAAGCCGCTTTCGACACTGTGTTCGTCGGCCTCTCCGCAGCCCCCGCGCCGGAAGGCGGGGCGGTGAAGAAGGCCTGCGTCGATTTTCAGGAGGCCATTGACGACTTCGAGGCCGAAGTTGCCGACGTCATGGCAGAGGGCTCGGAGCGCGCTGACCTTTGGGATCGAGAGATCACGGTCAACATTGACGCGCTGAAGACCGTCATGAGCGCCGCCCTCGCCACCCGCGAGGAAGCCCCGGCAGAGGCGGGGGAGCGAGACTATCCGGCCGAGTTTGAAGCGTGGTGGGCGACATACCGTCACCGAAACCGCGACGTGGCCGACTACAGCGTCAAGAAGCAAATCGCGTTCGACGCCTTCTACCACGCCGCCCTCCGCGCCCGTTCGTCTGCGCCGGAAGCGCTAGGAAACCTGCTGGCAGTCATTCACGGCGACGGCGGACACAGGGCACTGGAAGTCGGAACCAAGCAGGCTGCGCTTGAGGCTGAAAAGATCGTTGCTGGTTTATTTGCCGCCCCGAGCGCCGACAAGCTGCGGGGACTTGTGGGTGCGTCTGAGGATATTCTTTCGGCTTTGTCCGCGCTGTCGGTGGCGGGCAAACCTATTGCTTCACTCGACACGAAGCTTCGAGACGCCATCAATACCCTGGTCCCGGCCCTCGCCGCCCTGCAACAGGAGGGGCGCTGAGATGCCTGATATTCGCCTGTCAGAAATCGAATATGGCATCCGCTCCGGTATTGCGGCTGTCGAGGCGCTGCGTACCTGGGTCAAGGGGAGCGAGGCCTACCGCATCTGCTCCGAGCGCGAGCATGCCTTGCGGGCTGCTGAGCGCGAGCTAGATCGCCTGTCGTCCGTCTGGCCCAAAGCAAAGGCGCTCATCGCTGAGAGCGAACGCTCGTACGATCGATACGTCGAGCGCGAACCTGAAAGCTGCTCCTGCCACCTTTCGGCCCCGTGCAGATTTTGCACGTCTCAGTCCGACGAGGGCGACGATCAAGCCCAACAGGTGCAGCCATGACCGCCCCCGAAGTGCTGGAGGCCTGGCGCTTTGACATCGAGAACGCGCCCGAAGGCGAAAGCGTCATCATCGCCACGACTGGCGATCATGTCGGAGAGGCCATCGCGCCGGTGAAGGGCGACCCTGACGATGATTGGTTTTGGGCTGGAGTTGGCTTCGTCCACGCTAATCACAAGGTCATTGCTTGGATGCCGATGCCGACCCATCCGGCCGCCCGCCAATCCCGTGGGGGTGAGGGATGAGCGCTCAGGACAAAATCACCACGCCAGGAGCAAGCAGCATGACTCCCCCTATCCGCATGGTGTCCGCTCCGGTTGAAGACCTGATCGACATTGTCGAGGGCATTGGCGGCATCCAGCACGGCACGTGGCGCGACGAACAAGGTCATCGCCTGAAAGACACGCCCGCCTGGACCGCGTTCTACGTGGCGGCTCGAAACACCGCCGCCCCTGTGCGCGAGGAAGGCGGGGCGGTGGACGATGCGCTGAAGGCAGTCTTGTGCACGGTGGCTTTCACGGAGATGGCTGATTACCTCGCGACCACTCCTGCCTTCAAGCGCGCCGTTGAAATCACAGGCGTCGATTTCGGATACCTCGCCACCCGCGAGGGGGCGGGGGAGGATGAACCAGAGGCGTGGCAGTATCGCACCGGACGATCTGACGGGACCATCGGGTGGTCGATGTGGTGCCCATGCGATCAAGCTTTGGCGCTGCAAATCATCAACAGCGGCGTTCGGGTAATGCCTGACGGGACATCATACCCGGCAGAGGCTCGCGGCCTGTATCCCCGCGCCCAGCCCCAAGCCCGCGAGGAAGCGCAGCCGATGGCGGATGCCGTCGAGCCTATCGAGCAAGCCATTACCACCCTGAAAGGCCACATCGCGGCTATTCAGGCTGGCAAGCAAGACGGCGGAAGTTCAACACTGATCACCGACTGCATCAACGGCCTGCCTGAGATCGTGCGCTGGATTGAGATCGGCCTATTCAATGTCGAGGCAGCTTTCGAGCAGTACGAAGACACCCCACCCGCGCCAGAGGCTGAGAAGCTGCGGGTGGCGGTCGAGGCGTTAGAGCCGTTTTCGATGGCTTTCCGAAGCCTGTCGTCGCGCTGGGAGGATCCTGAAATTCATTGGCATGAAGCAACATCGGCAATTTCAGTTGGTGATCTTTACCGTGCCGATACTGCCCTCGCCGCCCTGCAACAGGACGCAGCACCTGGGGAGGCGGGGGAATGAGCGGTTACAGCCCGATCCTTGAACTAGGAGACGCCCCGATGCCTGAGACCATGAGCCCGCGCGAGAAGGTAGCGGAACAGACGATTGGCCCCGTCAGCTACGACCGCCTCAGATCGATCATTCACTCCGCTACCCATGCTGCTCTGCCGTTCGCAGAGGCTCCAATGACCATTCCATTCAGCACTCAGGAACGGGCCGCGCTCCAGGTTGAGATTGCGGATCTGATCTTGGCTGATTTGGACAAGGCTACTGCACCAACCGCAGCCCTCGCCTCATCCGGCGATCATGCGGAACTGGCGCGGCTGGCTGAGGAGGCCATCGCGCAAAAGGGTCGATGGGATGAGATTTATCACATCAACCTATTCAACGCCGCCGCCAATCCCGCCACCGTCCTAGCCCTCATCGCAGAGGTCGCGGCGCTGCGGGAAGACCTGAACCGCAAACACGAAGCCTGCCAGATCGCACAGGATCAGGCGATGGAAAACGGATCTCGCGCCCGAGAAGCAGAGCGCAAGCTGGCTGAGGCGAAAGAATTGATGCGGGCCATGTTGCCTGAGTTCCCTCGCGATCCGATCAACGGGTCTTTGCCGACGTTCGAACAGTGCGAGGCAGTCCGTACCTTCCTCAGCAAGGAGGCCGAACGTGGGTGAGATAAAGTTCGGCTTCATCAGCAGCCGCCTTGGCGGCCAGCACACGAACGGCCCTGACTACGGGATTGTCACGGCGGAGCATGAGGCGGCGGGCGTGAAGGTGGAAATCCAAACGTGCCCCCGCGTCCAGCCTCACAAAGCCCGCCTGCTGGCCGAAACCCTTGTCCAGATGGCGATTGAGGAGATGTGCCAATGACCGACCCTATGGAGCTGGTTGGGCGGCTGGAGACATACGCCGATCCGCACGAAGAGATCGGCATGACCTATGTTCGCGCAGCCCTCACCGAAGCCGCCGCCTGCATCCGCGAGATGGTGGAGTGGCGGCCTATTGAGACGTTCGAACTGTCAGGTCAGGCGCATCCGGTGATTGTCGCCGTGCCAGATCGCGATGGCGGGTGGCTCGTCGGTGAGGCATGGCTCCGCGCCGAGGCGGGCGACACCTTCTGGGAAAATGGCTGGTGGTGGGCTGGAACGTCGCCGGGCGAATACCACGACAGCCCGATCATCGAGATTAACTATGGACCGCCGAAATGGTGGAAGCCGCTCCCCCTCCCTCCAGCACCAGGAGCAGAAGATGCGTGAGGAAATATCGCCCGCACTATGGGCCGCCGTCTGGTGCTTGATTGTGCTTGGAAATCTGATGGGGAGCAGAAGATGAATAGTGTCCTGCGCCCAAACTATCGTCGCGCCCGTGAACTGAAGGCTGAGATGGACGAGATCCAGTTTGAGATCGAAACCGCCGAGCAGGACGGCATGTTTTCGCGCGTTGCTGACCTGAAGGACAGCCTGCACGAAATCACGGCGGCTCTTTGGATGACCGGAGTCACGTCGGAGTATGAGCTATGACCGCTGACCTGTCCGCCCTCATCGACGCGATCACCATTCCGGTCGGTCTAATCGGCCTCTATTTCTGGGCCCGGTTCTGCATCGCCATCCTTCGCGCCAAACAGGGAGAGGGGTAATGAAGCTGACCGTCATCGAGCGTGGCAAGGCGACGACCTACGCGCGAAAGCCGCGCCCGGCCGACTGTTATTGCTGCTTCGACATGGTGCCGGGCAACCTACACACCTGCCCGAACTGCCTGCGCACCCACGGATCGCGCCTTCCAGAAGGCCAGCGCCCGACGCGTCCGCCATGGTCAGCGTGACCCGACGCATCTTCCCCCGCCTCAGATGTCCCATTTATAGTGACATTCGCCAACCACTTCATCATGATGAAATCCGATGATCAGCACCGCTCTTGTCCATCCGAAAAACGCTCCGACCGTGTTCGACCGAGGTCAGATGCGCGCGCAGCCGAGCGACCTGGACGCCTTCTACGGAACCAGTTCGTTTCGTCGCACTGAGGCTGACCGGCGCCCGCCGCGCCGCGTCCTGACCGCCCTGTTGCTGGGCGACCCGGCGCCAGGGAGACTGCGAGAGCCGGCGTCGTTTGAGACAGGGCGCATCAGCACCGAGAGCGGTCCCGTGCTGCTCACCTTCCGGGAATACCGTGAGCGCTACGGAAATGGCGGGGCCGCCGCCGAAGAACAGGCGCAGCGCGAGTATTCGGGCAAATGGCCGTTCGCCAAGATGAAGGTCGGCGACACGTTCCTAGTGCCCCCGGAGGACTTCTATCGGGGCAATCCCAGAGAAACCGTCTCGAGCATCCAGAGCTGCGCGTCCTCCTATACGCAGCGCTGGGCCAAGGATCAGAAGTTCTCCGCCTCAGTCGTCAAGGACGGCGTTCGCTGCAGGAGGGTCGCGTGATGCACCCGGAAAACCAATACCTCGACCTGTTGCGCGAACTGCTGGACGCGCCAGTTCGTCAGACCCGTAACGACACGGCCACGCGATCGGTGTTCGGCCGGCAGATGCGCTTCGACATGGCCGACGGATTCCCGCTGCTGACGACCAAGAAGGTGTTCTGGCGGGGCGTGGTTGCCGAACTGCTGTGGCTATTGCGCGGTGACACGAACATCCGCTGGCTCCAGGAACAGGGCGTCACGATTTGGGACGAATGGGCCGACTCCCATGGAAATCTTGGCCCGGTGTACGGTCACCTTTGGCGCAGTTACGGCGCCCGCCCCGAGTCGATCCGGCAACCGACGCCGCGCCTGCGCGAAGGTACGGCGGCAGACTTTTTGGCGATCGCGAGCAAGTCCGGCTTCTCTCGCGCGCGGGCAGACAGCGTGACGGAGAAGCTATACCAGACATGGTCGGCCATGATCCTCCGCTGCTATCATGAACTCGACGACACCTACTCCTGGTATGGGCATCGAGGCGTTCACGTAGTCGACCGCTGGCTTGAGTTTTCGGTCTTCGCAGCAGACGCACACGAGATGGACGGATGGGACAAAAAACTGGCGAACTGGTCGGACTATCAACTCGACAAGGACACTATTGGTGACGGATTCACCTACGGTCCTGCAGCCTGCATCTGGGCAAGCCGCAGCGACAACCAGCGAGCGAAATACGGTTGGCGGCACTACGTGAAGCACGACGGCGGCGAGACTGCTGTCATCGAAAACCCCGTTGAGTTCTACACTGCGCGCGACCTCCACCAGGGCAACTTCTGCCAAATGTTGCGCGGCAAACGGCCCGTGGCAGAGGGTTGGCGACTGATCGGTAGCGAGCGCAAGAACAAGGGCGTCGACCAAATCGCAGAGGTCTTGCAGTCCTTGCGAGACGATCCGCACGGACGACGACACATCATCTCCACTTGGGACAGTTCTCAGACGAAGATGATGGCCCTGCCGCCGTGCCACGGCATCGCGATCCAGTTCTACGTCGGCGCCGACGAGCGGCTGAGCCTGTCGATGTATCAGCGCAGCGCGGACGTGTTTCTTGGTGCGCCGTTCAACATCGCCAGCTACGCCCTGCTGCTGGAAATGTTCGCGGTCGTGCTGGGGCGACAGCCCGGCGAGTTCGTCTACTTCATCGGCGACCTGCACCTGTACGGCAACCACGTCGACCAGGCCCGAGAGCAGGTCCGTCGGGCGCCGCGGCCGTTCCCGAAGCTGAACATCGTGCCGGTTCGCGCCGACATGGACTCATGGGCCGCCGAGGACTTCGCCCTGGTCGGCTACGACCCGCATCCGGCCATTCGCGCGGAGGTCTCGGCATGACCGTCGACAAGGACCTCGCCGTCGCCGTGCTGAAGATCGTCGCGGGCAGCCGGTTCGACGCCGGCCCCATTGCGACACGCTTCATGAACCGGGCGTTCCCCGAACACGACCTGCGGCATGGATCTCGCGCCGTGAGGAACCAGACGGCACGCACGAACAGGTTCATGCACAAGCTGCGGGCAGCCGGGCTCGTGGAAGGGCTCGACGGGCGGCACGGCGGAATCCGCTGGTGGCGCATCACTGACGCCGGCCGCACGTTTCTGAAGGACCACGCAGCATGACGCACCAACTCATCAACACTGGCGCCGGGTGGCGCTGCCTTCGCTGCAAGGCGGCCTGGGATCAGGGCGACGAAGCGCCCGAGACGTGTGTGGCATCCGACGAGCATGGCTTCGTGACGGACATGCCGGCAAAAGGCTCGTTCGCCGCGGCTGGCGTGGACATGACGTCCGAGCAGGCCGCCTATCTTGAACAGGACGGCTTCTCGGTTGCGCCTGCAGAGGAGATCGTCGCCGTAGAATGGCGCGCGATTCCTGGGTGGCCTGATTATGAGGCATCCAGCCATGGCGAAATCCGCTCTTGGAAGCCCGCTCGAAACTGCGCCCCAAAACCGACAGAGGGTCGCGTGCTCACTACTCGACCGGACAAAGACGGCTATCGTTCTGTTGCGCTTTACGACCCCGTCGATGGTCTGTGGCACACCAAGGCGCACATCCTTGTCTGCATGGCCTTCCGAGGTCCGAAACCTTCCCCTGACCACGTCGTGCGCCACCTGGACGGTACGCGCGATAACAACCACTGGACGAACCTGATCTGGGGGACGCCGGCCCAAAATAGCGCCGACTCCCGGAAGCATGGCACATGGTCGCACGGAGCAAAGGTCAACACTGCAAAGCTGACCGAATCCGAAGTGATCGAAATCCTCGGCCGCCCCGATGAAACGCATAAGGTACTCGCTGAAGAGTATGGTGTATCGACGGGTGCGATCTGGCACATCCGAGATGGTCGCACTTGGAAACACCTGCACGATTCTGGCGCAGAGGAAGTCCAGAATATCGACCCTATGAAGCGGCAAGTCCGAGGGACTCACTACCGCAGCCTCGCCATTCAGCCGACCGAGTTCTGTATGCGGAACGGCCTCGACTTCTGCGTCGGGTCGATCCTGAAATACCTGACCCGCTGGCGGTCGAAGAACGGTCGTGAGGACCTGTTGAAGGCGAAGCACTTCGTCGAGATCCGCGAGGCCTTCCCGCACGACATCCACCCGCCGCGCCAGATCGCCATCACGATGCTGGAATACGTCACCCGGAACAACATCCGGCCCGACGACGCCGAGGCCCTGTATCGCCTGGAGGCCTATTACAACGCGCCCGGTCACCACGCCCGCATCGGCGCCGACCGCCTGATGCTGGAAATCGACCGCCTGGCGGATCGCGCTGCCTTGACATGACCGATTTGTCTCGTTTAAGTTGACATTAATCACGGAAAGATTGACACCATGTATGGCCTTCCCCCGCAATCCCTCCGCACCACCCTGATGGCGACTGTGTGTCGCCTCCCGATCATCGTGCAGATGGCGGCCCGACATGGTTGAGCTGGGCGCCAAGATCGCAGCAACCACGCTTCTGTTCTTCGTGATCGGGGGCGCCTGCGTGAGCGCCTATCGGACGATCCGCGACAACATCCGGCTCTTCGGGCTGGCGAACGCCGGCCGCCGGGCCGCCATGGGCGCCGCGCCCGACATCCTGACCATCGTGATCAATCTGATCTGGGTCCTGCTGCTGGCGCTCGGGGGCTTCTGGGGGTGACCCGCCTGCGAGCAGCCCTCGCGAAACTGAAATCCCTCCTGCCCCGCTGGGCGGGCAACGACACCTACCTGCACGGCTGACATGACCGACCTGTTTGACGAACCCCGCGGCTACGGCTCTCGCCCGCTTGCGAATGAGGACACCATGGACGACGCATCCTTCGACGCCAGCCCTGACGTCCTGACCGCCACGGCCCAGGGTCGCTTGCGGTCCATCATCGAACGACTGGAACGCCTCGACGAGGACAAGCAGGCCGTCATGCAGGACATGAAGGAGGTCTTCGCCGAAGCCAAGGGCGAGGGCTACTGTGTTCCCACGCTCCGCACGGTTCTGCGCCTGCGGAAGCAGGACAAGGCCAAGCGCCAGGAGCAGGAAGCGATCCTGGATCTCTACCTGGCTGCGCTCGGGGACATCTGAAGCATGGACCTCTTCCACGAGATCCCTGACGGGCACGTCATCCTGCGCAGCAAAGGCGTCTTCCGGCAGTCGAAGGTGTTTCGGCGCGGGCGCGACATTTTCGCCGCTCAGGGCAGCGGCTTCATCAGGCTGCTTCAGCATGGCGGCACAACGGTCCCCACAACGCACTGGCTGGACGTTGCGGCTGATGGGGTCGAGGTGGTGCGCGGACGCGGCCCTACCTGGATGCAGGGCTGACGATGAAAGTCCTCATCATCGAAGGCGACCGCGAGGTTGCGGCCGGGGTTCGACGGGCGCTGTCGGCGGCAGAGGTGTCGCTCTACGACACGGACGACGCCGACGATGCTGTCCAGCTGGCCGGCATTTATGATTACGACCTGATCGTGCTGGGCGAGACGCTGCATGGCGCGACGACCGAGCATGTCCTGCATCGCCTGAGAGAGCGGGGCAGCACGCCCATCCTCGTGCTGCGAACCGAAGCCTCCGCCGACGCGGTCGCCAGGATGCTCGAGGCCGGCGCCGACGATTACGTCGTGCGACCCGTCCGCCGCGAAGTCCTTGCGGCGCGCGCGAAGGCCATCGTCCGGCGAGCCCTGGGGCGCGCGACCAACGAAATCAGCGTCGGCCCCATCACCCTCGGAGAAACCGGCGTGGCGGTGAATGGCAAGCCCGTGCATTTCACTGACTCTGAGCGACGGCTGCTGAACATCCTCGGCACGCGAAAGAACCGCGTGGTCAGCAAGGACGCGCTCCTTTCGACGCTCTACTCCACAGAGACGGCCGAAGCCGGCATCAAGATCATCGACGTCTTCGTCTGCAAAATCCGCACGAAGCTGCGCGACCTGCAGGCCGACGGGCATCTCGTGACGCACTGGGGCAAGGGCTACTCGCTTCAGGACGCGGCACAGCCTCGCTCCAAACAGCGAAGCCTGACCACCGAGACCGGGCCGGGCCGCATACTGGTCGCCATGTCCGACGGCATCGCGCGCCTCAGCACCGAGATCGCCGGCCTTTCGCGCGTCCAGCGCTACCTGGTCGGCAGCCACCTGTCTCAGATGAACGAGAAGGGCTGGGTCGCCAAAGACTACGTCAAGGTTGGTCGCCAGAAGCGCATCACCTGGACCATTACCAAAGCCGGGCGCGCCGAACTGGCGCGACGCCGGGAAACCGAACAACGCCTGAAGGACGCAGCATGAAACTCCGCAACCTGACCGCCGCCATCCGCAAGGTCGACGGCGCGCCCACCGTCGGCGTGATGACGCCGCTCGGCTACATCCATGTGCCGGTCCAGAAGTCCGGCCTGATGGAGGCGCTGAAGTCGTTGAGCGACGACCCCACGGCCGAAACGCACATGGAGATCAGCGACGACGGACGCCTGATCGCGACCCCGGAAGGCCGGGCGATGATCGACGCAGCGGGCGCCCCGAGGGCGGACACGCCGGATCTGCTCGATCTCGAGGATGACGCCCCCGAGGACATCGACGACGCGGTCGCCGAAATCGACCTGTTGGCATGACCATGGGCGCCGTCCGCACCATGGAGGACTTCATCCGGCAGCACATGGTCGTGGGCGGCGGTCGCCGAATGTCGATCGTGCTGCGGCCGGATGGTCGATTCGAGGCGTCGTGGGTCCACCGCGACGGCAAGACAGCCACCGTCGACGTGGCCGCCGACCCTGCCGACGCGCTCTGGAACTGCATGGTTCCATATCAGATGCGCCGACGGCTGCCGTCCGGCCGCGAGGTTGTGATCGAGGGCGCCGTGCATGGCGTCGTCGCTGAGGTGGATCTGCTGGCGCCGGACGCCCCCGTTCTGGATCTGCTGGCATGACCCAGGAAATCAGAGTCGGTCAGTTCGCCGTTTTCAGAGACGGCTGGGGCGAGTTCCCTCGTTATGTAGCGCAGCGGGTGGTCCGCGTGACGGCGCAGAAGCTCATGACGCGCGAGGGCGCCTACCGCGAGCGGCACCACGCCAAGGAAAGCGTCCTGTTCGTCGGCGCAGAGGAACGCTGCCTGCGTCTCTGTGATCGACTGCAGGGTTCGGTCGGCCTGATGTCCGACGAAGTGCGCAGGTCGCGCCAGCGCCACCATGAGCGTGCCGCCAAAATCATCGAGGAGATGTCGACGTGAAGATCCTGACGTGGGGCGGCGCCGATGTGCCGGCGACACATGCCTGGTGTGCCCGGTTTCAGGTCGGCAAGCAGATCCTGCCGGCGATCATCTACGCCGCGACCGAGGAAGCCGTCATCGCCAAGGCGCAGGCGTTCTGGGACGCTGAGACGGAGAAGGCGCGCAACCGTACGGTCGGGAAACACCGCCGTCCTCAGACGACCGAAGAGCGCATCTGCGAGCGCGGCCAGCCTGAGACCGTGGAAGAGGGGGTCGGTCAGACCGATAACCTTGTGACGGACGATGCCAATGTCAGCGCCTCGAACGCTGATCTGATCGAACAGGCGCTCGCCCATTCGCCTCTCGACCTGCCCGCCAACACCGAAGTTCTGGATCTGCTCGCGTGACGCCCAGCATCACCCTCCATGAAGGCGACTGCCGCGTCAGCCTGCGTCGGCTCATCGACCAGGGCGTGCGCGTCCATTCCGTTGTGACTGATCCGCCCTATGGCCTGGTGTCGGTGACCAAGCGTTTCGGGAAGGATGGCGCTGCGCCCGCCAAGCACGGGACCGACGGCGCGTTCGCCCGCGCGTCCAAGGGCTTCATGGGCAAACAGTGGGACGGCACGGGCATCGAGCGCGACCCTGAGTTCTGGCGCCTGATCTACGACATCCTGCTGCCCGGCGGCATGGTGTTCGCTTTCAGCGGCGCCCGCACCGGCCACTGGCAGGCGTGCGCGATGGAAGTTGCCGGGTTCATCATGCACCCGATGCACGGTTGGCTAAACGGCAGTGGGATGCCGAAGGCGCACAATCCGAAGCTTCCCGGGTGGGAGGGCTGGCGCTATGGGGCACAGACGCAAAAGCCCGCTCTTGAAAATGTCTACCTGGGTCAGAAGCCCAGGGACACGACAGACGCATTCTTCGACCTGATACAGTCTGCACTCTACATGATGATGGAGATTCCATCGTGCCGAGAAAAGGCGCTCGCGCCGGACTTGATAAGCAATGCCAGCACTGCGGAACTGATTTCTACGCTAAACGGTCATGGGCTGATCGAGCCAAGTATTGTTCAAGGTCTTGCTCCTCTTCTTCGAAGCGCGGCGAACGAGGCGCAAACTGGCGTGGCGGTCGATATGTGCGGCCTGACGGATACATTGCTATCCGCGTTGGTGACGAATATGTGCTCGAACACCGTAAGATCATGGCTGACCGCCTTGGCCGCGCTTTGGAGCCTTGGGAGCACGTTCACCATCGCAATCACACCAGAAGTGACAACCGACCTGAAAACCTGGAAGTCATTAACTGGTCGGATCATACGCGGTTGCACCACTCACCTGAACGAACCCATTGGCGACTCGTCGAATGTCACCATTGCGGGCAGTTGTTTGAAAAGAGCTTGTGTCAGATTGCTGTCACGAGTCGGCACTATTGCGACCGAGATTGCTATCGCGCCGCTTGTGCCTGTGGCGCCCGACCGGGTGGGCGCGGCTAAGGTTCGGCTCGAGCCCGTCTACCTCGGCCAGAAGCCGTTCAGCGAGAAGAACGGCGTCCTGAACCTGCTGAAGCACGGCGTCGGGGCGTTCAATGTGGATGGGTGCCGTGTGCCTACGGCGGACGATCTGAACGGCGGCGCGTATGGGAAATCGGAGGGAGCGCGCGAGCAGTGGGGATCAGCGACGGGGATGTATGAAGCTGGTCGCAAGATCGAGGACGAGTTCGTGCAACCCGAAGGTCGCTGGCCGGCGAACCTGCTGCACGACGACAGCGAGGCCGTGCGCGCGATCTTCCCCGACAGCAAGGGGCAGCAGGGCAAAAGCAGCGATGCCACGAGGTCACAGAAGAATACCTTCGGTGCGACATCGGATTCCGGCAAGACTTATGAACCGCGCGGCGACACCGGCAGCGCGGCCCGCTTCTTCAACAGCTTCCCGACCACCGAGGAAGACTACCTGTGGGCGATCGACGCCGGCCTGATCGACGACCCGGAGATGCCGCCGGCCATCTACCACGGCAAGGCGACCAAGGCAGACCGGGCCGGATCGCGTCACCCGACCGTTAAGCCGATCTCGCTGATGGAGCACTTCATCCGTCACATCACGCCGCCGGGCGGGACGGTCCTCGACCCCTTTGGCGGCAGCGGCACGACGGCCGAGGCCGCGCGTCGCCTGGGCATGAACGCGATCATCATGGAGGCCGAACCGGACTACATCGCCTTCCTGCGCGAGCGGTTTAACCTGGACTCGCCGCCAGAAACTGTCGCTCCTCGATCAACGGTTTCTCAATTTTCTCGCGCCACTGTCGGGACGGACATCATGTCTTTTTTGGCTTGACATATGTCACGTTAAAAGAGACGATTGTCGTGCCGTTAACACATCCACGACCGAGTCTGACGCACCGCCACTAGTGAGTCGAACCTCGTTTGTTCTAGTAATGTTCTAGGAATATCGTCCTAAAGGGGGACCGTAAGCATGGCATCGCAACTGCCGATTTCTGATCTCGACTTCGTGGACGCCCGCCTCGGGCGACCGCCAAACTACTGGTGCGTCTCACCCGTCGGCCGCCCCGCCGACGACGAGAAGACCGGCATGGGCTATGCGGACGCGCTCTGCGACTTCATGCTCGAACACGACATGCCGATGCTCCTCGGCTGGGTCATCCGAGCGATGCCCCCCGGCGAACAGTGGACGGCTCTGGAACGTGGATTCTTCCACGGTCTCGCCTGCCGCGCCCGCCGCCCCTAGTCAGCGATTGATGAAGGATTCGGCGCTTTCGTCAGGCCCCGCCACCGTGGCTCCCTCAAGGGACAGCGCGACCAGTGCGGGGCCGACGGCCTTAACATCAGCACAGCGCCCGCCTGTCGAGTTCCGCATCGCCTTCGCCCGGGCCGCTGCAAGCTTGCGGCGATCCTTGCAGGAGGCGATCTCCACCAGGCGCTGAATGTTTCGATGGGTCTTCGCCGGCAACCAGTTCCGCAAATGGTCAACCAGAAACGCCGTGAATAGCGCGGCCTGCGTAGCCGAAGCCCAGGCCTGCGTCTCAGTCACCATGGCGGAGGGCGACATCACGACCTCGATTCCGCGCGCGGCGAGCAGCGCCATGTAGACGAACATGATGGAGCGCTTCGCGGGACCCGACGTCGGATAGTTGGGTCGGTCCGGCGCCGAGAGGATCTGCCACAGGCCAAGGACCATGGAGGCATAGAGCAGAGCGGCGCCGGTGAAGAGGGCGGTCATTTCGGGACTCCTGCGGAGAGACGGTCGGCGACGCCGCGGGCGACATCGTGGACCAGCTGCCGTAGAAACGCGGGTTCAGAGAGGATCGGCCACACTGCGTTCGAAAACAGGCCGATGGTGAATGACGCGGACGCGACCGACGCCTTGGGGAACATTTCCAGTGCGTGCGGCGTAATGGCCGCGCCGGCGACGGGAGCTAGCAGCAGGGCCAGGGCGAACTGCGACCCGGCCAGGCGGCGGGCGCGCTTGCCGATCTCGGAACCTCCCCACAGCGCGGTCGAAAGCCGGGTGCCGCCGTAGACCGCGCCGCCCGCCAGCGACCACAGTGCGGCCGGGTCGATGACAAGTCCCATTCAACGGCAACCCGCCACGACCGGCTCAACTTGGGCGAGCCGCGCGTCGCGCTCCAGCATCCCGGCCACGGCCAGCAGCAGACGCGCTGCGGCGTCGGGGGCGGCCGTCAGGTCGGCAGCCGTAACGCTGAACTCGTATTTGCGAGGCAGGTTGTTCGGTACGCACGTCACCGGCTGCGGGACCAGCACTTCCACAGTCCGCACTTCTGGTTCTGGTCGGGTCGTGTTGCAGCCGGTGAGAATGACGCCGGCGATGGCGATCGGCAGACAGCGGATCATTTAAGGGTCTCCAGAACCAGACGATCGGCTTCAGCCACACGCTCGCACAGGGTGTCGCCGGCGACTGGCGTGCGAAGCAGCCTGTCCATCTTGCGGCGCGCCTGCGAGGCTTCGCTTTCAGCAGCGGCGACGGCGGCTTCGGCGGCCGCCAGTCGCTCGGCGCCCTCCTCCGTGATGCGCATGATCATCCGGTTGCGAAGCTCAATGCCGGCCTCAAGCCCACGCTGGTTCTGGCGGCACGTCGTCAGGTCGGCGCGGGTGGAGGTGAGTGTGTCGTTGATCGACGCGACCTCCTTCTCCAAGCCCCGAACCTGGATGGCGAAGACGACCGTGGACGCCAACAGCGCCGCCGCGACCAGCCCTGCGACTGCGGCGAGAGCCTGCCAGATCTTCGCGGATGCCCAGTCGATCATCGCGCCCAGTCTCCCGTCTTGCCGTGGAGCCACGTCAGGAACTGCCCCACGGTTTTGCCGCGCAGGATGCTTGCGTTAGCCTCGGTGGCAGCGGGACCGGCGATGTGATCGGCGCGAGCCGTAACGTCGGCGCCAATGACGTTTGCCGCCGTGACAGGGCCGAAGAAATGCGCGGCGTAAAGCGAGGCCCGGTTGATCGGGATTCCCCTGGCCTTGAGGTAGGCGGCGTTTTTGGCGGTGAAGGTCTTTGCACGACCCAACTGCTCCTCCGCAGAGGGCTTGAGGCCACCGAAGGCGAGCGCGGCGTTCTTGCCCCACGTCCCACCCTCCCCGATCCAGGAGGACTTGATGAACTGATAGAGCCCCGACGCGGAAGACGTGCGCGCCTTCACATAAGGCCGATCGTTGCTCTCGATCCGCGACAGCATCGCCCAGTAGGCGTCGGGAATAGCGCCGGGGGCCACGGGCGCCGATTTCGTCAGCGACCGGAGCTTGGCGATCGTGTCGTTGCCGGCCCAGCCGTCCGATTTCAGCCCATGCGAAGCCTGAAACAGGCGGACGAACTCGTCGTCTGAAAGCAGGCGACCCTTCGGCCAGTTCACCGCACGGGTGGCGAGGGCGGCGGCCTGACGAACTGTGTCCGAACCGGCAATGCCGTCAATGCGAAGGCCGTTCGCTTCTTGGAACAGTCGGACGAAGGCGTCGTCAGACAGGATCGTCATTCGCGATCTCCCTGCTCAATGTTGATCGAGGCGGGGCCTGCGCCGATGCTGAGACTGCTGGGGCGGCCGACGTGCGCGACCCAGACGACGATGCCCATGACGGCGGCCAGAACGATCGCCACAATGCCGACGACCTGCGCCCGGATGATTTCCGACTGGTCCGTCCAGATGCCAACGCGGCCGCCCCACGAAAGCAGGGCGACCGCGCCGATGAGCATGAAGGAGATTGCCGGCCCAGACAGGCATCGGACGAAGATCGCCAGACGGTCGTCGCGCTGTGTCAGCTCAACGCGATCAGGAGTCGCAGCACCGCCGGTAACGACCGCAGCAAGCTTGGCCGCCGCTTCCGTCGCCGTCTCTAGGCTTTCCGTTGGCGCCATCGAAGGAGTCCGCTTGTCCCTTTAAATGGGACATATACGGCAGAAGGCGCCGTCTGGCAACCCTCGGTTCGTCAGGCTTCCGGGGCGGGCGGAGCGTTTTCGGCCAGTCATTCCAGCAAGCGGAGAGCATCGCTGAAATCAAGGTATGCGGCAGCGCCCTGATCGCGCCAAGGCTGGATATCGACGAAGACCGAGCGGCCTACGTCTTCGATCACCACATCGTCGTTGCCCGAGATGAGTTTCAAAGGCGCGATCATGAGGTGGGGTCGGCCGGAGTCTCAGGCGCAGGAGCGGGCTGTAGCGCCTGAACGCGCGCCTGGGCGGCGGAAAGACCGCTCTCCATCGACGTGACGATGCGCTGGAGCATCTGCTTGGTGCCCTCGACGCCTGGCGTGCCGAGCGGGCGCGGCAGATCGTCCACGCTCACCGCGATGGCCGCCCTGAGGTCGGCAAGAAAAGCGGCTCCAGCGATCCCCTCAAGTAACTCGACCGCAGCGCTGGCCGACGGAAGGCGGGCGGCCTTGGCGGCTTCGGCCGCTGCAGCCATGGCGGCCTCGGCGGCGGCCAGCTTTTCGGCGTCGGTCTGTGTCATAGAATGATCCTCAGGCAGGTTTCGGAGTGTAGGTCACGGCCAAGGAGCCGCTGAGCGTGGCGGTTCCACTGCCGCCCGTGCGACGCATCTGGAGTTGAAACGCGATCGATCCGGCCGGGCGGGTCTGCGCCCACGGCGGGGCTGGGAACCAGTCGATGAGCGCGATGCGCGCCGGAGAACTTCCCGCCGGTATGACGACAGGCTGAGCCGCCAGCGGGGTGCTCGATCCGAGTTCGATCAAACGAATCTCGCAGTTCACCTCTGAGGTGGCAAAGCCCGACAACCGCGGCGTCGCCTGCCACCAACCGGCAGCGGGGCGATTAGGGAATATGATCTCGGAGAGCGTCACCCACGACGTGGAGCTCACATCGCCGGCGATTGGGGCTTGATCGAACGCCGCGCCGCCCGCACCCCCGCCGCCGCCCAACTCGGCCGACCCGTAGTAGACTTTGCCATCCGTTCCTAGGGCGAAGTAACCGTTGGTTCGCGTCGCGCCTGCGGCGTTTATAGTGTTGGGACCAAACCACAGCACCCACCCGGTGCCAGGGCCCACGATCAACCGCCGCCCGCCGAGATCCACATAGATTGGTCGCGGGAAGAAGACCTCGCCGCCTATGGCCTGCATGGCGATCAGGGGATTTCCGCCAGGCGCTGTGTTCATGAGGGCGACGACCTCGGCGGCCAGTGCGGCGTAACCTCCGCCCATGCCGGACACCAGGCGGAGGAAGGCGGGCAAGCCTCCAGAGGCGTTGGCAAGCACTTCGTAGGCCGCTACGGACTGTTGGAGCTCCAGGTCGATGATCGCGAGGGCCTGCTGAGTGACCGAGGCGGAAAGAGCCTGCTCCAGCGCATCGTTCGAATAGATCGTGGCGACCGTCCCGCCTTCCAGCTTGACCTGCCAGAAACCGAGTTCGGCGTAGGCCGTCGAAGCTGTTCCGCTGACCCGGAAAACCGCAGAGGCCTGGGTCGCGCCGGCCGGGACGGCGGCGGTCGCGGGCGCCCCGCCGATGGAAGCGTAGCCACCCGCACCCTTGTCGGCCCCGGAGTCGTCGAAAAAGGCGATGTAAGCGAAAGATGCACCGCCCGTTACACCTGTCAGGATGCCCTTGTGCTGCATCGTTACATTCGCCAGCCCATCAATCCGTGATTTCGGGCTGATGTAATAGCGATCGATAGCGCCCAGGCCGGTAAGCACCTCGTAGAAGAAAGGCCCGCCATAAGCCGGCCATTGACCGGCTCGGAACCCCGCCGGGGCAGACCATCCGGCAATGCCTTGCTCACCGCTTCCGCCGGGCAGAAGGTTGCGATTGAGGTTCTGGCGCGCCGTCACCTGCTGGATCGCCTGCGCCCGTGCGCCCGCCTCCGTCGAGACAGCATTCTCAAGATCGATGATGTCGGCCTCGGTGTTGGCCGTCCGAGCCGCGACGCCGCTGATAGCCAGGGCGTTGGCCTCGTCGCCGTCGATGCGGGCCTGGTTCACACCAGCGATCCGGGCGCTGAGGTTGGCCTCCCCTGCCCGTGCTGCTGCGATCTCTGCGCCCTGGGCGTCCAGCTGGGTCCGGGCATCGGCGAGCAGCTCCGATACGTCGAAGATGTCGCCGAAGGCCGCCTCTATGTCGTTCCTGATGCTGACGATGGTCGGGGCGGTAGGGGTGATGTCGCCCGCGATCGACCGCGTGGTGAGAACCGTTCCTAGATTCCGCCAGCTTCCCGGCAGGTCGTCCACGACATAGGCGACCTGCACCTCGTATTCCGTCTCGGCGGCGACGCCCGTGATCAGGAATCGGACGTCATCGCCATTGAGGACGGCTGTCGGGCCAAACCCCCACGGGAAGACGATGTCGGGAGTCACTCCCGTCAGGGGGTCCGGCGCAGGCAGACGGCGGTATCGCGTCGCCAAGCCACGCATATCCAGGTTGTCGGGCGTGCCGCTGACCTCGATCGCGGGGTTTTCTGCGCCCCCCGCGCCTGCCAGCGCCACAGCTTGCGCCGCAAACGCGCCGACGCCCGGCGCCGGATAGAACGACGGGGGCGGACCGGCCTCCGCGATCGTGGCGGGCAACCCCGGCGCCGAAGGATCTCCCGCAAGCCCGGTGACTGTGACGCTGTGTCCGGTGAGGGACCACTCGCCGTTGCGACGCGACAGGACTTCGAACCGCAATGCCTGATACCGCTCAAGATCGGCGCGGTTGAAGGATGCGGAAGTCTCGGTCCAGAGGCCGCCGTACGTCTTTAGCAGCGCATTCGTCATCGCATCGTAGACGCGGATCACCGTCTCCTGCCGGTATTCCGGCTGCACGGACCCGTCGCCCCAGAGCAGGACCTGCGAATCCTCGGTGAGCCGATTACGCGTCGCCCATCGAACCACGACGGTCGAGGCAGAACCGATGGTGAGCGACCCGAAGGCGACGTTGTTCACCGACACGTTCGCCGGACGCAGCGGCAGGTGCGGGCGGGCGGTCACGACCACGGATTCGCTGGGCGCCTGGTCGTAGCCGAGCAGCCCTCGCGCCGTGCGGTCCAGGCCCCGATACCGGGCCGTCGAGCCCTCGGCGTGGATGGTCTGCGTGTCGACAATGCTGGCGCCGGGCGAGACGACCCAGACAGGCGTCCCTGCCGCCCAGCTGCGCGGCACCGTGTCCAGGCAACCCCGCGCTATCGTCCAGCCCGCCGGCGACTGGCCGGTGACAAGGGCGATCTCCTGATTGTCGTCTCCGTAGCCGATGAACACGAAGCCGCCCTTGACGGGGGTTTCCTCGGCGACCGGGAACAGCGCGAACGGGAGTGTGGAGTTCGCGGCCGCCGGCAGGGTAGTCGCCAGTAAGCCCTTGGGCGTCATCGACTTGGCGCCCTTGGACGTGATGACGGCCGCGCCGCTGGCGGTCACGCTCTCGCTGACAAGCTCATAGTCGAAGCTGTCGTAGGTCTCGGAGTCGGCGAGAGATCCCACCAGGGCTTCGCCGGCGCCGAGTTCGACCGGAACGTCCTGCAGCTCCACGTTGCGAACGAAATAGTTCGGCACCGTGAACAACTGCATGTCGAGCGGCTGCGGGTCGCGGGTAGGATCTTCCCAGTCCGTCGGCGGCAGGACGCGCACCGGCGGCTTGGTGAGGGAGAACACGTCCTGCATGAGCGACGCGCGAATGGCGGTATCGCGCGGCTTGCCGTAGCTCACCTTGCCGACGCGCGCGACGACCGCGTTCATGCTCCGTCGCGGCCAGGACAGCAGCACAACCTCGCCCGGGAGAATGTTCCAGGCCGAGCGATCGAGTTTCGCCTCGGCCGACACCAGCGGCGCAGTCGAGGCGCGCAGGTCGCGGTCCAGAATCTTGGTCGCCAGTTCCCGGCTGCGGACCATGTAATAGTCGCGTGACGCCGCGACCTTCTCTCCGCCCTGCGACTCAATCGAAGCGATGTCCTGGCCGGTGACGGACTCGCTCTCTTCGTTCAGCGGGTTGGTGAAGTTGACCGTGATCTCGTTGACGATCTCGCCGCTGGAGCGCCGCTTGAAGTTCGACAGAGTGGCGTTGTCGGGCGTGATGTGCCGCAGCGTGGCGATGTCGTAGTCGTCGCGCAGCAGCCGGATCGACAGCAGGCCGTTGTTCGGATTGACGAAGATCGTCGCCTGGATGTGGTCTAGGATTTCGGTGATCAGGTCTTCGATGGTCTGCTGTCGCATCCACCAGAAGGACAGGCCGAAGCCCTCGTTGAAGAGGCGAAGAGCCTCGGCTTCGAACACAGCCTTGTCGATCAGTTCCGGCGCGCCGGACATGCCCCAGGACCGATTGACCAGGGCTTCGTAGATGATGTGCGCAGGGTTGGCGTCGTTGCCGATCAGCGCGTAGTCCGGGTTGAGGCCGGGCGTCTGATTGTCGATGCCCTTCGGCGCCCGTGTCGCCGTGACCTCGATCTTCTGTGCGATGAAAGTCGAGTTCATCTTCCACAGGAAGCCCGAGTTGTCGTATCGCGCGTTGTTGATGGCGACGCCGATCAGACCGCCGTCCCACTCGCCCGGCCGCCCGGTCGACACCATCCCCGAGCCATGGAACATGAGCGTCGTCAGGCCCCGGAACGCGGGACAGTCGTTCGGCGATCGCTGGTAACGGGACGCAACGGCGGGCGGCAGGACTTGATCAGGGCGCCCCATCAGCACCTGAACGAAACCGCTAAGGCCACCCTCTTTCGTCTGTCCGCCGAAGAGGTTGGGCTGATGGATGTTCAGCGTCGTGTTCGTGTTGATCCGACCCGACCAGGCCACCCTCTCGTCGACGCGGATTTCCCGGATCTCATCGACCTCGTGGCCGAGGGCCACATGGAGCGACATCCGGTATTCGACAACCTCGGCCTTGGCGCTGCTGCTTTTACCCATGCGGCGGCGCCCCCGCCTTCATGGCGACCACGCGCTGCGCGTATGCGTCGCCTGTCGCCAGGATGTCGGCCTCGCTCGCGCCCTCGTTGAGGAACGTGCGCCAGTCGAAGCCGTGGAGCGTCAGCCAGTCGCGGGCGCCGGCGACGCAGTGGCCCGCACGCCGAATGTCGTCGATCGTGATGCGGGCTTCCGTCATCAGACCTTGACCTTGTACTGCCGGGTCGATTTATCCCAGGAGCCGATGATGTTTGTCTCAGAGAGGCGGGCTGTTCCGAAAAGGACACCCATCGGCTTTCCGGCGTCTGCGGTCGGGCTCTCGGCTTGCTGCGCGGCTTCCGGCTTAGGCCCCTTCGGCTTGGGCGTGATCAGGTAGGCGACGACCTGCATCGCCAAAGCGATGGCGAACATCACCAGCCAGTCAACGGCCATGCTTCACCTCATGGAGCAGATTGTCTCTTTTTATGGGACAATCCGCCGACAGGCAAGGTCAATAGTAGTTGTTGGTGATGCCGACCGGATTGACGAGCGGGATCTCGGGCTGTCCGCCGTAGTTCAGGATGTTGGAAAACACGTTGCGGCAGGTGTCCTGCGTCTTGTTGCAACCCAGGGTCAGAGAAACATTGGTCCCCGGAGCGAGGTTGCCGCTGTCGCTGGACAGGACGATATGCGTGT